ATACTTTGCACGTGAGTATAAGTAGTGATTCCTAATTGAGCTAGGTCGGTGTCACTACCAGTAATGTCTAATTTGTCATGTACTGTTAGAATTGTTCTGTCTGTTAAACTTATGGTAAACGCACCAGATGAACTTGGTGTTGATGCATTTACGTTTGTTGGTTCTTGTGCGTTGATAGTATCAACAACATCTTGCGCGGTCATACCAGTAGTCAGAGCGATTAAGTACCCATCAATAAAGATACTCACATCAGAAGTGAGAGTTGTTACTTTCGCAGAGACGATACCATAGCGTTGACCAGCGTTTACAAAACGGTGAGCAGCGCCTTCAACGTTGCGTACTCCATCAACTTCACCCAATTCGTATGGTGCACCAATTACTACTTCATCACCATATCTGTTAGTATCTACAGAGATGCCGAAGTTGCCGCCGATATGTGGCTTAGCACTAACTACACGTTGCTTGAACGTGAGAGTACCGGAGTCAACAATAATGGTGGCGCCGTCATCTGGTGCGGTAGTGAATGACAATGTGTTATTGGTAATTGAAATTGAGAACCCAGTAGTGACTGCGCGGCTATTAACTGTTACTCTAACGTTCGTCGTAGTAGCATTCCAATCATACAACGGGAACGCATTGTTGTACTCATTAGGAACAGATGCGCCAATGTTTTGAATGAATGTCTGACTTGCACGTGCGTAGATGTACGCAGCGCCACTGTCGTTAGTGATACTGTCCGCATCTTCATAAGCAGAACCAACAACCAATTTAGAACCATCACGTGTGGTAGCTAGACTTGTGATTTCGTGACCAATGATAGTCTCATTTGTATTCGCATACCCAGTTTCGTTCCACATGTAAGTCTTAACGACAGTACCAGCAGCAACATACAACCATAGGCCGTTGTCACTAACTGCGAAGTGTGAAGTTCCAGCTACTGGCACTGTTGGTGTCTGTGTCGTTGACCAAGTGACTGACCCATCAACAACAGTCTTCACAATCTTATACACACCAGTGCTCGTACCAGCAAACACAACAGCGCTATCATTAACGACGGAGAGTGAGTGCACACCTGTTAACGGTACAGTGTATCCACTAATATGGACAGCAGTATCATCAGCCACAACAGTACCAAGAACGGCACTATGCGCTATCGCGCAACCGTATCCACTACTTTGTTGTAAGTCAGAACTAGCAGTGAATGCCACCTGTCCGGCCATGACCTTCCAGTTATCACCATAATCAGAATCTACCCAGTGTAGACGCTTAACAAAAGCACTATAAGTGTCATTGGTGATATCAGAAGGTGAAGAATGGCGTCTAGACACCAGTTTAAACACGATACCAGTACCCACCAGCGTTTGTTTACTCTTGGTCAATGCACTTGCTACAGTTAGGGTGGTAGCGCTTCCTACCGTCTTTACCTTGTAATAGCCATCTACCAGCGTTCCAAAGCCAGTCATGTAGAAGTAATCATCCGCCACTAATCCGTGAGCAGAATCAAATGTTAGTGTGATCGTACCATTCAGGTTGTTCTTTACAGTAGTAGCAACAGTGCCAACACTTACTGGTGTAAAGATATCCCAGCTACCAGCGTGACTTGCCACCCAAATGATGTCACCACGATATAAGCTAGACAAACTCTCAGCAGAGTAGTTTAAGTCCATCAAGTTAAACACACTGAACTTAGTGTCGTCAATGTTGACATAACCTGCAGTTGGTAAACCACGTTGTTCGATATACGAGCTAGTATAAGCTGGTAGGAACGCATCAGTCGATGGCTTAACACCATAGTTAATTAACTCGGCACGAGTAACAGTTTGATCAACAGTACCAGTATCGGTGCCAATACCAATCAAACTAGGATTACCAGTTAACAGGTCTTGACGTAATTGAATCTCAACGAAGTTACTGTTTAAGACACTGCCGAATTCACCATTCTTAATTGCCCAGTTTTCGAATACGTCATACTCAAGCGCGCCTTGGAGCGGTGTAGCATTTTTAAAGATGCCACTTGCTTGATTAGTACCCTTATTTTTAATAAGAGTTTGATACACGTTAATTTGTGTAGTGTCAGTAAGAGCAGCATTTACCATGTAATCACGTGGTCTAAAGCCAATCAAACCAAATGCCAGCAAGTCTTGATCTTGCTCTAAGTTAGCAGTGTTGATGTCATATAGCTGAGAGATTTCATACGCCATAGTTGATGGGTTTGGCAACAAGCCGCGCTTGATGTTGTCATAGCTACTTTGATTCCATAGGGTGTAGTCAAAGTCCACTGATGGTTGAATACCTGTTTTAGCAGACCAGTATAAATTCTTATAAGTGACAATAGTACCCTTGGCATACTTGCCGTTGCTTGACCATTCAGCGATATCACCTTGATTCAAGATAAAGCCACTAGCATCAACTGAGCCAGTCCAACTTGCCGACTTTTTGCCTTGTAGAATCAATCGGCCTTGACGCAAGCCAGTAGTCTTGTCGTACAGAGTATCGCCAAAGATTGTTTGATTGTCAAACACAACTGCATGTTCAACGCAACTGAGATCCATGTTAGCATAAGCAACAGTATCACCTTCGTTCATTACTCTGATTGTAAACTGTTCGTTTTTACGCAGTACTGCGATGTCTTCTGGTTGTAACGGAACTAAGTTTTGATTCAAGACAAAGTTGCGTTCACGAATTGTCAATGGTTGAACAATTAGACCAGCTTTACCAGCTACAAATTCTGTAGCATTTGGGTTCAAGCTAATGGTACTACCAACACTCCAACTTTGTTGTGCCCAGTTCAAGTACTCAGCAATCATTGCTGTCCAGTCCATGGTAACGCCGTTGCGTGTGTTTACGAATTGTACACCGCGATCACCTAAGTAACGGCCGTAGTTACGTAAGAATTCAGCGACACCTTGTAGTGAATAGAACTCAGTGCCATAAGCGATAGTAACTGTGTTAAGTGAGTCGTATACGGTGCTTAATTGAACTGACACTGTACCGATTTTAATTGTCTCTAGCGGACCAGAAGATGGTGTCACCACAGTAAAGTACGGGTTAGTAATTGAATTACCCCATACGGTATATCCACGTTCTGTCTTTTGAATCACTACACTACTGTAGGTAATCTTATCAGATGCCACGTTGTCGTATAAGAGCACTGCGAAGTTGTCATCTGGAATTAACAGAGACGCAGCTGTACTGTTTGGTGAACTGTTTTCAGTTAAGAAGCGTAGGTAATCTTTATCAGAGAAGCCAGCAACTTTATAAGTTAAGCGAACATCTAAGTTCTTTAATAGATCCGATACATAGCTGTGACCGTCTTCGCCTGTTTGATTGATGTAGTCAATGATCCAGTTTACATAACTGTTTTTTGATGTGCCAGCACCGTAGAGAACAACAGAGGCTGGGTCCAAGTGATAGCGCTCGTTGAACAAGTATTGTCCAGTGATGCTGTCGTATTTGTAATCATCAGTATCAACGCAGTAGTTATAGAACTGCGCTGGTTCAAAGATGCTTAATAGGCGCATTAGGTCAAATGGCCATGATGAACTGCGCAAGTACGATGCTTCTGCTGGGCCCACGTCACCAGCTACCCATTCACGCTTAAACGTGTTAGAATCATAGTTACCGACGATTGATTTAAGTGGATCCATTAAACGGCCAGCTTCGTCAACTGGTAAGGCGTTCAATAGACCAGGGCGCACTCGTGTAGAGTCAACATAGGAATCAGCATCAGCGTCATTCCAGATATAACCAGCAGCGATATCTTCCCACATGCGAAGATTACCACTTGTATATGGAGCGACTCCGTAACGTTTGTCCCACCATTCTGGTTTAACCGTTAGTCCTAACATCTCCCATGGCGCACCAGCTGGATTAACTGTGTCGTACAACCATAAGTATACACCGCGCCAGCCACCACTCTTCAATTGTGACTTGTCAAATTTATTGAATACTCGATTGTAGTTATAAGAGAATGGATTACCAACAGCGTAGAATTGCTCACGATAGTTGATTCTGTTTTTACCAACCCAACGCATAAATGACGTTGTATAAGCTGGTAGAATCTCTTCAAAAGTATAGTCGGTAGTGCGCCATTGTCCAGGGAACAAACTAGCACGTGTCATCGGTGGCTTCTTGGTACCTTTGATGTTGTTGAACACACGTGTCTCGTACTCAAGTAGGGCGATATCGCGGAAGTCTACCAATGTGTCATTAGTAGCATCATACTCACCATATAAACGAGTGTAGCTACCATCGTGACCGACCAACATATAAACTGGGCTTTGCGCAGTTTCATCTAAGACTACACCTGGTTTAGAAGCTGGGAATAGACCCATGCTTGTTGGTGTAGCTGGTACATAACTACCATATGTTTGTTGATATTCATTAACGATGATGGTATCAGTCTTTGTTAGTGTAGCACTTACCATCAAACTTTTTTCAGTGGTACTAACGGTGTAGTCAACACCACGAATCAATTGTTTTGTTACAGCATTACCGTCCACAATCTTCTTGTGATATACAGCAATGCCTTTGTAGTTTGCTCGGTCAAAAAAGTAGATTTCTGATAACGGGAACACGGTGTTAGACACAGTTGCATTAAATGTGTAGGTAGAAGTCTTATAAGGACTGCCACTTGGAAGCATATCGCTCCAGAAGAATGAATCAGCTTCGTTTTTAGTAGAACTGATTTGATAGATGATGTCATCCAGAATCTGAGCTGGTGTTTGGTACACTGAGTAGTCACCTTTTTGTGCTAATTCAATGATGCTGTTTTTGTAATCCATGTACTCATCGGACGCATATTGAAGAGCACTGCCTAAATTAGCTTTAGTCTTGCGCAAGAATACACCAGGTAGTACCAAGCTAGCACTGTTCTGAATGATTGTGGTACCGTACTTGGAGATTTCACCAAGTGTGTTTAAGTTGTTACTACCATAGATATTACCAGAAGCGCCTGGTGCATTGCTATAGATACTTGTATAGAAGTGCTTGATATCACCAGCAGATACGGACTTAATTTCTGTATTGAATGGATTGTTCTGCAAGTTAGTAGGAATCGCATAGAATGCCTTTGAGCTAACACTATCACTTAGCAGAGACACCGATACTTGATCACCGATACTTGGTGGATTCGTTTTAAAGATGATAGTAGTCTTGTTTGCAACCGTGTCACGAATTACCCTGTACTTACTGCTGTCAACATAGTCACCGTTTAAATAAATTTGAACAGGATTCCAAAGAGTAACCGCTTCTTCACCAGCAACAACATCACACTCAAGTAGATATTGATTAGTAGCAGTGATATCAAAGACGAATACTTGATACTGTTTACTATCAGACGCAGCTTTGACCCAGCCATTACGCGCCTTGAATGTACCATCAGCGTAGTTAGTGTGAATGAATCCTGAGTTAACTCGTGCGATAGTAGCCGTAGTAGCAGCGCTAGTTGTTTTGTAAGTGAACGTGTCTTCGTTTAAGTAAACAGTGAACACAAAGTCACCAGTAGAGGCGCCAGAACTGTACTTAACTGGGAAGCCAAGAACAGCGTCATTGTCACCAGTACCAACAGTGTAGCCAAATAGTTTTGTGCCTTTGAACGTAGAGGCGATGTACTTGGTGTCGTTGCTTAATTTATACTCACTGCTATCAAACACATCAAACATAGGTGGTTGATTGATAGAGACTTTCGTTTGAGACTCATCCCATGAACTACCCGTCCACTGTAGAGCTTTGCCCAAATAGTCAACGCTTGGTCCTTTAGCAACATATACGGCACTGCCTGTTTCAATAGTGACACCGACTTTTGGCACCAATGATACAATTTTTGCGCCATTTGGGCCTGCTGGTATCATACGCACTGTGTACACAGTCTTTTTAACTGTTGAGTTACTATCATGGGGGAACATGATAGTGCCGCCGTCTAGTACAGTAGTTGTAACGGTCTGACCAAGTGTACTACCAGCTGTTTTAATTGTAGTAGTAAATGTACAAGCATCGCTACCAACAACGTTAGACATCGCATTAGTTTCCGTATCGTTTACGAAGTCAACGATAGTGCCGAATTTAGTACCACTGTCAAACAGTGCTAAGTCGCGTTCGAATTCAATGATTGGTCGTTGCGCACGAGTTTGTGTGTTATAATCGTTAGTAGTCGCAACGCCATTGTACTTGATTACGGTGTCGATTACTGATTGATGGAACCAGCGATTACCACGAGCCCACGCATTGCGTTCGCGACTGCGGCGATTAGACACAATATAGTCTGGGTTAACTGGAACATTCAAGCGAATAGACCATGAACCACTGTCCCAACGGCCAATGTCCCAAGGGTTGTAGATACCGCCAGCGCATGTCTCAACGCATAGCAAGTCGTCAACTGGAATCAATTCAATACTTGTACCAACACCTTCAACGTAGTATTCAACGAATTTAGCACCGAATCCATCTGCCGTAGCGGTTACGTTACCAGTAAACATTACCTTTAGGCCGTTTACGAATGTAGCTGCGCCCGCTGTGATGGCAGCAGCACTAGGGTATGTCTTAGCACCAATGATTGCTGAGAAGTCTGTATCACTGTCGATTAAGATAGCATCAGGGCCAAGTGGCAACCAGTGATATTGTGCGTAGTTTACAATCTTATCTAAGTCGATAAAGCTGTCCCAGCTGTAGAATTCACTAGAGAATAGTTTATTGTGGTTCTTATTGATGCCGCCTTCACGGGCGATAGCGTCGATGATGCCAGGATAGTCAATAAAGTCAACCGCTTCCTGTGTGTCGGTCTTTAAGAAGGTGACCGCTGGATCTAGCTGGTAGTTATTGCGGACGTCTGTGGACTCCACAACGTATTTGTCATTCTGAGTAACTCCATAACCATATTTCGAACCAATTAAACCCTGCACTTTAAGCATGTCGGGTTGACTTGTTAGAACATCTAGCGTAGCCGCTAAGAATTGTTCATTGGTCTCCGTTTGGAAGACTTCTGGTAGAAATTGTAGGGTTCGGACTTGTGCCATGTTCTTTGATCACCTGTTATTACTGTATTTATCTATACAAAAACAGGTGATTTCTGAATTAACGGCCCATATTTGCTGCGGTCAAGCTAGTAATCACAGAGATGTCAGACGCAGTGGCACCATTCACGAAGATTTGGTCTGGCTCACAACGCACCTCATACATGTCACCGAATTGGAGCGTAGGATCAGTTGGCACCAAGATAACCGAACTAATTAAACTGCCCAGCTGTGCATGGAGATAAGCTGATAATTCCGTAAAGTACATTACGTCACCGAAGTCCCAGTTTTCGATAGCAAAGTACGAGTTTAACGCCGATAAGACGCTACTGCGAATCTGGCTGTCACTGGCAGTTGACTTAGAGTTCTTTACTACCTTGATAGTAGCACGTAATTTAGCTTCTGCTTTACTACCAAAGAGCGGCTTAAAGCGAACACTGTTTAACACAACCGCGTCACTGATCATCTTATAGCTGTTAATCTCAGCATAGGACTGCTGGAGCTCGTTAATGGTAGGCACAGATGGTTCTGCCACTCCACCAGTAGTATCCGTAATCCAGTTAGTGTACTGAGTATAGTAACTTTGTGTCACCAAATACAAGTCAATGATGTTTGTAGTAGCAGGGTCGATTCTGCTAGTCTGACCAGAGTTATGGCGATACTGGAACTTGATTGAACTACCTTTACCAGGCTTTACCAGGTAATTAGGTGTAACGTCTGTCATAACAGTTACTGGTGGAATCACAGTTGCGTCTTCACTAGACTTGTAGAATCGGTTGATGATTGTCACTGGTACAGGCTTTGGTTCACCAGTAATAGTGGTGCCGGTAATTATCGCATTAGATGAATTGGTCACTGTAAACGTTATAGTATTGGCAGAGTTCGCAACAGTTGATGCTCCTACCGTACCCTGATGTGTACCATTCAATACGCTGTAATCAACAGTAATGTTTGAATTGCTACTAGCATCCAAATACGTGTAACTATTACTAGCACCAGTTATTTGAATAGTGACGTTACCAGTAGGAATCTTATGATTCATACTCGTAGTCGCAGTGACCGTGTATTGCGTATTGGCCGGTGCCGCGTTAGGCTTAGATACAACCAGATTAGCAGTCAACGCATCAACGCAATAGAACACAGTATCAACTGGATACTCTTCCTTCTTATTGTTCACCAAGTCAAATGTACTCAATTCAGTAGTATAGATAACTTTACCAGCTGTTAGCAATTGTAGCGTTTCGATACCAGAAGTCTCAGTATCGCGTGAGAAGAACACAGCTGAATTTGGTTCCACAACAGTATTGCCATTCAGCTTAGCGGTAAAGAAGTCTGGGTTACTACTATAGCCAGTTGTAGCGTTAATAGGACTCACTGATACTTCAAAGTCGTTTTTAAATCCATCACTCTGTACTGGTTGATCTGTTACGTTAAGAACAATGTCAGTCTCAGTTAGCTTAACAAAGTCACTCAACACGGCGCCAGTCTTTGGGTCATACACTCGCTTATTAGAATCAAATAAGAATCGTACACCACTCACGCTTGCAAATGAATAAGTTACGTTGCGAACAGTCACTGTATATTTTGAGTCACTTGAACTGTAGGTAAACTTAACAAGATAAGAGGCCGGTGTAGTACCAGCACTCGCTGCTGCGATAACACTCCAGCGTTCAGAGGTTGGTGACAGAGTATTATTATACTGTAACACAAAGTCTTTTTGTAATCTGATGTAACCAAGTGCTGAGCCGGCAATTGTACTACTCAGTGTGTTGTCAAATGATGGAATAATCGCACCAGTAGATGTATCATCATCATTACCAGTAGTAGAATCAATCACTATATCGTTAAACAACATAGTGCCGTTTGGAATATACGCGCTTAACGTAACTGGACCATGACCGTTTGCCAATTTACCAGTACCATAGTTGTAGCCGTCACCACTAACGTTGTCAACACCTACCCATAGATATTCTTTATCTGTTGTATTTGCCACTAGTCGATTGTTAGAATCAAAACGATAGTCCTTATTTACTGGCTGCAACTTAATCAAGGCACCAGTTGAGATAAACTTTAAATTGTCACTACTAAACGAACCAAGAGCTTGTGGCGTTTGATTAGTAAGCACAGTTGTTGGTAGATTATCAGCAGTTGTATAGAAGTAACCAGTGACTTGACTACCACTAATAGTAACCAACTGCCAGAATACTCGCTTCTTAGCATGTTCGACACCAACCGTACCTTTTTGTTTACCATAATACGTGTGATAATATTGTACACACTCAGCGCGATTCAACAGCGCGGGTAATGTACTGGTCAAAAACTCAGTTGCATAATTAGAGGAGCTTGTTGAGAAGGTAGTTACTGTAGACGTGTCGGAGAATGTCAACGCGCCGTCATCAGAGAAGATATTAGTTGACGAGTATTTACCAGTAGGGTCTAACAAGTCAAGATTACGAGACACGCCAATACTTGTGCGGTTTAACGCTTTCGACTTGATGATTGAGTTGTACAAGGTGAATGGGAAGCTAGTATAATCTTCACCATTTACCATACGGTTCTGAGAGTAGAACTTAGCCGGTGCTCGTTCTTTGATATTAGTCAAAGTCTCACGATTCTGACTGGTACTGCATGGTACTTGTAACGAGAATGTAAATGTTAATTGCTCAGTGCGTTTTGTACGACTTACATAGTTGATGGTAGCAGTTAAGCCAGACATTTCACTAGTGTCAATTGTGTACTTTAGCGCATTACTACTGCGCAGATAAGCACGATAGCTACCAATAGGAATCTGACCAAAAACGCCGTCACCAAACACATAAGATACTTCGTCGTTTGCTCTACTAGCAACACTGTATAGCGTCTTCACACCAGTGGTACTGGTAGTACCAGCATAGATACTTTCAACCTGAGTCCATAGCTTGTCAACAGTTCCCTGATTATCAACTGAGTATAACCAAGTGTCTTCGTTATTAACACCCTGCACATTAATTTGTTGTAAGTTGTTTTGAATCTTTTCTTTGAATGAGAAGTTACTGGTCTGTAACTGACCTTGTTTAAAGTAGAAGAAGAATCCTGTGTTGATACTTCCATAACCCAGCTTGTCATTGCGATACAAGATATTAAACTGGCCGTTCGGCGCTGGTGGCACTTCATACAAATAAGTCTGATTCAAACTAGTGGTAGATACTAATTCAAAGTTCATGATCTGGCCGTCTACTTGGGCCTGATATGGCATCACTGGCAAGATGCCAGATGGAATGTTCATTGTGTACTCATCAGTTTTGATATCGAGCAGCGTCTGGGAATTCCCTGGTTTACCAATGCGTTGATTGTTTAGTAGTGCTGCGTTTAAGATAGTGTTGAACTGCTCTTGCCAGCTGCTGTTGGCGGCGTCATTCCATAAGATTGTTTGGTTTGATAGATTAACGCCGTTGATGTCAGAGATGTTTTCAGTTGTGGAGATAGCGGTGACTTTTACCAGCCCCTGACCCGCGATGTTTCTCTTCGGATTGTAACCAACTAAATTTGCCAATTTAATGACGGAATCTCTACGCTGAGCAGTGTCAATAAATGATTCACGGGCGTTTAAGTCTGAACGGAATGCCAGTGCCTGACCCATATAAGCCATGACGTCCATGAGTGCTACGAATTCCGACGACTCCACATAATCATTGTATGCCTCGGGATATTGTTGGGTCAAATAAGCAATGAAGCCTGCACGTAGAGATTCGTAATCATATGACTGCAAATCGGCCGCACTATAAGCCTGATAGGCCTTTTTCCAGTCGGTGGTACCGAAGAGACTTGATTGACGAGATGTTGATGCCATAGTGTAGATCCTAATATCTACTATTTATCGCGCCAAAAAGCAGACTTTAACTCTGCGTGATAGTCCCAGAACTCTTACTCATTGTCAAACTAAGAGTCTGACCACCGCCACCTGGGTTGTAAGAGACTTCCAGCTGGAGCAACACTGTGTCATCTGACATATACACCAGCAGGGATTCGATATTTAGGCGAGGGTCCAAGCTAGCAACTCGGCGAATCTCTTCCTCTATGGCAGCTTGAGTGTCTGAATTAGATGGCTCAAAAACCAGATTCCAAATAGTGGTGCCATAAGTCGGGTTACCTGGCTTTTCACCCTGTTTGATTAACAGCGCATTTGTAAAGTCACGAATAATCAACTCTTCATCTGTTAATCTGAATTTGCGTGTGGTGCGCGGCTTAGGAACACCATTAATGGCACCAGGCACAAACGCTGAGTCAGTGCTACTTTTAATAGCATTTGACTTCAGCGCATTAATAGTTGAGAATCCAAAGTAGGTAGGCATACTATATTTAGTTAAGCTAGCGTCTGTGAGTAAGCGTCTTCCGCACTTGCCAGTGACTCTTTAGCAGAGTCTACTTTAGCCTGCTGGGAGGTAATCAGCGGATAAGCCTCGTCTTCAGTTAGAACACCATTCACCACCTTTTGGAATATAGCTGCTAATTGTACTTCTTCCAAATTAAGCTGACTTCGTGCTTCATCAAGCGCAACAATCGCATCGGCAGATTTACTGGCGATCTCATCAGCATCAGCGGAGGCAACTGGAGCGTCACCAAATACCGGCACCGGAATCTTAGGATCACCAAGCAAACTGCCCATCTTAGCTGTCATAGACGCTTTATCAAATGTATTGGTAGCAGCAACAGGAGGGTCATCACCAAAGAGACCACCTAGACTGCCAATACCAGTCTCAAGTTCTGCCATCATACCACTAGCAGAACTAGTTGCTGAATCAAGTGCACCACTCACCGAATTACTTGCTGAACTAATAGCGTCAGACGCTTTGCCCATCATGTCGCCAGCTAATGATTGTGCATCAGCCAAGGCCGTACTTGGGTCAATGTCACCTACCTTCTTAAACAAGGACGTGATTGAACTTGCAGCACCTGTAACAGTAGCCATCAAACTTTTTAATCCACCTGGAAGCATAGATGTTCCACTTGAAGCTGTACTTGATTTCTTTGTCGTAGTTGTCTTAGAACCAGCTGTGGCAATGTAGGTAGTACCTAATTGTGCAACAGCCTGTTGCGCTAAATTATATCTGCGTTCTGCCGCCTGTAGAGTAGCATAGTCTTCAGCACTACCGCTGTTTCTGTGCGCTTGCTTAGCTGCCAAGTAAGCAACTTCAGCAGACTCGCGTTCAGCAATCGCAGCATCATAAGATTTACCTGACTTTGATGCAGCGCTATCAACAGCAACACTAGTCTTAGCACCAAGAGAGTTTGGTTTACCACCAGTTAAGCCAGCAAATGAAGTTTCAACCGCAGCAAACGCAGTTTGCATGCCACTCATTAGACTACCACCTAGTGACGATAGACCACCTAACGCTTTATCACCAAGTCCGCTCAAGCTAGACTTCAAGCCAGCAAAACTCATACTATCAGAAGCACCGCCAGCAGCTTTGCCGCCAGCAAACATATTGCCTAGTGAACCTACCATGCCAGAGACTGCACCAGCGCCCTTAGAGAATGCATCCTTCAGTGCGCCTGGTCCCTTCTTCAACAGACCAGTTACGTAACCAGCACCAGCTGTTGCAGCTGCCATGATTGAACCACCGCTTTGTGCTGAACTTTCTTTACCAGTTAATAATCCCGCACGTTTTAGCATATCAGCACCACTACTTATAACTGATTGTACGATACCAGCTTGTGAACGGTTATTGCCCAACAGTGACGAAGGTGTACTTGGTGTGCCACCACCGGACATCAAACCACTTAATGCTTTACCAGCAGGCATGCCTTTAGCCATCAAGTCAGTTGCCAATTTAGATGCGCCTGGTAACAGTGCTTTACCAGCTTCTGCCATCTTAGCAGTTAAACCACTACTTGAATCTAACACACCAGCTTTAGCAGCATCAGCTGCCGATGCTCCTTGTGCTGCCAACGCTACTTGACCAGTCATCGCTGTTACAGCAGATGGGTTCACTGCATCACTCAAGTTAGAAGCAGCGGGTGCGGCTTTGATTTCCGCAGGAGAGACCGTCTCTGTTGGTGTAGCTGGTGTCTCGCTATTAGCTGTGTCAACTGAACTCGCTGGAGCTAATGGTGGTGCAACTGGATCGACTTTAACTGGGGCGCCAACACTCGCGCCTACCCAGGGTTGGTGAGCTGGTGCTCTGCTGGTAATACTAGACAGAGGTTGCGGCGCAGGATTCATCCAACCAGCCTTCTTACTAAACGTAGTATCAACGTGACTCTTACGAGCAATCGCCGGTGCTTCACCTGGTGACGTTGATGGGTCACCGCCGTTTAAATCTAGTTTAGCACCTTTGACGAATGCAGTACCGCCTGCCACGAATCCGCCTTCACCACTAGCGCTCAGTCCTAAGTTAGAGCCAGCTTTGATTGTGTAGTTAGTAGCAGCGTAGCCAATGAAGTTTGCGCCTGCTCTGAATGACATATCTTTACCACTCTCGATTTTGACTCCGCCCCCATATAAATTCAAACTAACACCAGCGTTGATGTTGACGTTCTTATCAGCGTGTAAATTCAAGTCACCTTGAGAGCGAACGTTGAATGAGTTTGTGGCATACATATCAATGGTGCCTTCTTTGCCCAATTCAATCCAAGTTTGACCATTAGAGTGAATGATGAATAGCGCCTGACCACTATCATTCATCATAATCTGATGTCCGCCTGAAGTACGTAATCTCATTAATTGATCAGCACCGCTTATGGTACCATCATCCATCACCAATGAATGACCGCCAGTACGGCCGATGATCTTTAATTTATTAGTATCGGTACCCTTTTTAACGGCAGACACAATTGTTGATGCAGTATAGCCACCTTCAAAAATTGGACCACCAGGAGTACTGATACCAAATACGCGACTTGGTGACTCACGCTGAGCACTACTAGAGATTACACCACGAGTGTTATCACGAATCAATCCTTGGTTCGATAAGACACTTGCTTGGTACGAATGTACAGGCTTTGGTTCATTGAACACCTGTGCACTCTTTCTGATACTTGGATTACTATAGTTGACTTCACTAGTAGGCAATCTGTCAGCGCCACCATAACTAGTGGCTTCTTCACCATTTGGCACCACATTAGTAGTAGCTCCGATTGCTGGTGTCATTGACAACAGTCCAGGCTTTGGAATACAACCGATGTAGAATCCCTGATCGATACGACCGTTTACAAATATACAAACTACTTCAGTGCCTAAGTCTGGCGCACTAGCCCAGAATCCATAACTCTGTGGATTACCAGTAAACTTACCATAACCACTCTTATCAGGACCGTCTTTGTAATCATTGTTTGGACCAACTAGTCCCATGAACGGACTCATGTAACGAACTGGAATCCAGTTTTCTTTACTGTCAGGATTACTTCCACCGAATGAACCGATGTACACAAATATTTGACCACTGCGAGTTGGGTCTACGTTGTTCTTCACGACACCAATGACTGGTTCTGTAATAAGCGTAGACTTGCCTCTGTCATTCTTATACAGATTGTCTGTGCCATTCTTTTTAATATCGTCACGTGTTGCCATTGTTTTCCTTAAGCAGTCTCATCGCCTGCGTCATAGTAGTCGGTGGCGCCTGTATACACTTTAGCGTCATCGTCTACACCAGAGACGCCATTAGTTGTAGTAAGCGTGTTGTTTGGTGTGTCCATAGCCGCAAGTACATCTTTTTCAGTTGGTGAAGTTTCTTCTTCACTGCGATCTGGCGGCGGCACTTCAACATTACTGTCACGCACTTCGGTACTAGACTCAGCGGGCGCACTAGGCTTACCGCTACTATTTGTTGTGGCTCTTCCACTCTGCACTTGATTCTTAGCAGACTTAGTATCACCAGCACCTTTAATAGTTCCAGTACCATCACTGTTATTGCCATCAGTTGCTCGTTGATCTGCGCCGACACTTGCATCACCAGTTACTAATTTATCTTCCATTACCAACAAGCAATCCAATACTTGTGTGAACGCGCCTTTGTTAAACGTACTCTCAACACTATTAACCATGTAAACAATACCCTGAATACCGGCCTTCTTTGTGCGATCAGTTTTGTAGAATTGAAGTTGGTCTGTGACATCTAGTACGCCGTTGTCGGTATAGTCAGTTGACATATTAAATGACATCTCGATAAAGACCTGTGTGCCGAATGGCGATATGCTACCATCTTTACTATGGAATTTGTTTAGGTATCCATTACGCACACCAACACCAGTCATGATGTAATCTGGGTCACCAAGAATAGTGATCTTTGCAGAACTTTGGTCACTAGGACTATACAGCTGCGCACGAACTTCATCGTTCAACATACTGCCTTTGTTTTGTGCGCCACTACTTTGATCGCTAGCAGAGCCGTTACTTGGTGCCGCTGGTGCACCACCTTCTGCTTTAGCAGAATTACTAGTGTCGGTACTCATACTATTAACCGTATAGAACAAGTTGTCGTACTGCTGAGTATAAGAAGTCACTTCACTGTTTTCACCAGTGAACCAATATTTGTATTGTTTATACGGGCCAGGATATTTACTGGTGAGACCAGCTTTGTTTGTTCTGATATATGGAATCATAAACGGCTTGATTTGATACGTGATATCATACTTCCACAAACCAGTAACTTTATCAACAGTGCCAACTTCAACGACCGGATTCACCGTATACCACTTTAATTTCTTAGTCACTGCTTTTGCAATAGTGGTAGTCTCGACGTTTTCATCCGCGATTGCTTTGAGTGCGTCGGTGATATAATTACTTTTAACAATGATGTTGTCTAGTACGTTTAATATGTTTTGTCCATGAGCAACAGAGATTGTCTTTTTTGATTTGTCGATGCCGTTTGATTTAACCGAGTCAGCAATTGTGACTTCGTTAGTAGTTTTTGCAACTGAGATTGCACTAGTAGCTGCCGTGTATGTAGCATCGTTAATAAGACCAGCTGCCGCAATCTCACTGTTAGTTAATACTTTGCCAGCATCATTGATGAATTCAAAAGCAACTTTACCAGGCGCTTCGACCAGTTTGCGATCCAATAGCGCATCTTTTTCGTTGTTAAGAACCGTAGCAAGACTGGTAATACCAGAACCATCACCATTAATTACGTCACCAACAGTTGATCCAGATATCGTAAAGTCTTTTTTGATTGTTGCGTTAATTTTACCATAAGCCGCTTGCTCAGCAATTACCAGTGCTTCACAATCATAAACAACAGTCTTACCATCAATCTTAAACTTCATATCACTAAACTTGATTGCGAAGTATCGATTAATAACACTAGCAGGATCAGTTTTGTCACCGTTACTGTATTCTGAGAATCCAGGACTCGCGCTGGTAATCATCTCACCATTGACATCGTAACCATAGAACTTGATGCCGAGAATAAAGTGTTGATTAAACCCGTTTGGTTTACGGCCATCTGGTAGACTCTTTAAGAGTATACTTCGCGCATTTAATTCAGCAGCGCCACGGGCAATGTCTTGTAAGAATACAAAACTATTTGGTTCAATGATTTTGAATTTAATTGAAGTAGAAACAGACGCGCGGTTTTCGCCACCTGGTAAGAGGGTTTGTAGCTGCAGGTTGTCAATGTAGTAATCGTAACCTTCGCGACCGCCACCTAATTTGTGGTCGATAGTAAGCAAGCGATCTTCAACACTATTATTGATACCGCCACTCTGCGCAACAACATAAACACCATCACCGCTGTCGCCTTTATTCTTGCCCTTGAGACCATTCAAGCTACCAGTTACTGTAAACTTGTTCATAGTTTCAGGAGTTACCATATAGAGCGAGATTGCGTATGTGTAACTACTCAGTACACTAAGTGGATTAATCTTAGGTTTAATCGTGTCTGCTGATTCTTTATCGTCAGTTGTACCACTGCCTGCTTTTTGTCCACTCTTTACATCTGCGTTCTTTGATTCGTTAGCTGGTGTGGTACCAGAAGCTAATGACTGTTGCGTAGGATTATCTTGGTCACTCTCTGGCTTCTTGTCTTCATCTTCTTTGTTCTCAGCAGTCTTTTTTGTCTCTGCTGGTGCTGCGTTCTTTGCATCTTCTGATTCTTTTGCTTTAGTCTCAGCCTCGCGTTGCGCGGCTTCTGCTTCGGCTTTTACATCATTGGTCGCTTGATAGACTTGCGCCTGTAGTGACGCAACTTCCTTGTTTAATTCGCTAGACTTAGTTGCCAGTGCTTGATACTCAGCATCTTCAGACGGTTCACCACCAGAAGCAATGACCGAAGCTCTGCGTGATTCAGCAGCTGCTTCTGCCGCACTTGCTGCTGCTACTGCGCTATCATATTGCGCTGTTAAACTTGCTAATGTTGATTCTGCTGCCGTAGCCATACTTTAAATTCCTAGTGCACGTTTAACAGCATCAGCAGTTGGCACATAAATGTAAGTACCAGTTACAAAGTCAAACAACGGGTCTTGAAGGGTATTAGGATTACGCTGAGCAAATACCCACCACAATCTACTATCACCATAAAGATCACTTGCTAATAAGTCAGGGCGAAGATTGTACACGGTTGTGATTGCCCAGTGCTGGTCAGTGACCTCACCAGTAATCGGACGATTACGCATCACATCAAGATACTTGTTGTCAACAACACGAGTTCCGTAATACGGACTAGTAACTGAATAAGCCATTACCACATACCTCCACCACTTCTGCCTTTACTATTGAGCAATTCACCCTTAGCATACTTTTGCAAACTGAATTCATTACTAACTGCTCGACGGGTGGCAATTGGCAAGAACGTCAGAGTAATGCTCATCTTTGTAGGAACACGAGTTAGTATAGCTGCGCCGCCTCCGCCACCACCAACAGCGCCACTAATTGCGCCTCCCAACATACCACCAACTTTATCACCGGCCATCTTGCCTAGTTTACTGTCACCGAATGCACCTTTTAAACGCGAGATACCAGCGCCAGCAATTGAGTTAATCAAACCACTAGCGCTCATGCGACCAAGTGGTGAGTTCTTCAAATAAGGCGACAAATCTGCACCAGTAACACCAACAGTACCACCACTAGGATACGCATTAATATAATCAACGTCAGTCGGCAATGAATAGGTAAAGTTTTGCAGCACCACTGGATGATTATCAAATTGGAATTGACCAAAGCCACTCAAGTATAGGAGTGGTGGTGGTGTGCCTGCTCTTGGTGAAGTATCTTGTCCATAGAACATTTTGGTAGAAGAGCGTAAGAAGTGAATCACAGCTAACATATAGTTTGCTTCAGTCACATCTTGTGCCGTGAATTCACCAGTAACAGTAACAGTATCAACTGAACTACCTTGATATTGATGGATCTTATAGTTACTATGTGTTGGTTGTAGCGATTCATAAGCAGCGCTGTACGCGACACTCACTGATGGAGTATACGGGAAGATAACTCCACGACCGCGAAGTGGCTCTAAGATACCAGCGTTACCAGGAGCGTTGTACAGATACTTTGCGCCAGGGGCAAGTGTAATTCTGAATCGCCAATCTGGTGGTTGTGAATAGTTAACCGCAGCTGTTTTGCCAGGAGCGGCACCCGCGCCGCCGGTCTTTGTATCTGCGCCAAATAAACTCTTTAGACCGCCGACAACAGTATCAGCAGCTCCACTGGCAAGATTAACAGCTCGGTCTGCCCAATATCCTAATGGATCACTGTCAATAACTGCTTGCTCAGTGGGAGACGACTCTTCTTCTTCTGCCGCGATTGCAGCAATTCTGGCAGCTTCAAACGGGTCCTCCTCGTTGACATCTTCGATATTCTTACCACTGGAGTCATCGTAGCCGGCACCGATCCAAACAGGGTCGCCGTTTTCATCGGTCGACCAGCCATTGTTCAGATTGCCATCATCGTCATATGGTGTGCCTTGCGAACTTGGTTCTTCATCGACTGTTGTATCATCTGCCATAGTATGTTGTCCTTATCTACTATTTAGCGATGCAAAAACCAGCATTTCCAGCATCATTCACCAGCAGTGTCTTCCATCCGTTTCATCTCACGAGCGTACTCTTCTTGAAATTGGCGCGTAAATGAGGGTGCAATACCATTAGCTTCCATTAAGTCGTCTCGGATACTCTGTGAGCGCTTTTCAGTATTCAATACTCGGCAGAATGCGTTACCTAATACTGCACTTAAATACGCGAATGGGTTACTACCCTTGGCTTCATTGAAGCGCAGTCCAACATATGTTAATTGTAACAGTGCGGATGACACCATCTCGTCATTGTAGGAATAGCCGCGCCAATTCCACTTGGTACCATAACGCTCACACAACTTCAAATACATCTTAGCCAGCGTATTGGTGATTTGACCTTTATCTCGGGCGAATTCACCAGTCACCATATCGCCTTCCCAGTGTGACTTACCAACACAGATTAAGCTGCCAGCTCCATCAAACTTGTAATGTTGGAATGGTGGGAAGTTTACTCTGACATGAACCAAGTCATCTAGTTTAACTGGCGCGTCTACTTCCAGATCCGCGAATGAGTCATCTTCATCTCCAAAGTCAAATATCTCTTTAGCACTCTTCTTCTTGGTGACCTTCTTTGGAGCTTTTGGTGCAAGTGGAATATGTGCCCAGGTCATGACGCGAATAATTAAGTCTTCTTTATCTATGGATTCTGGAGGAGTAGTGCCTTTAGGATTCCCAGCAACCGCATCTAAACGCAGGGCGCGGTTTGTCTTTGCTTGTAAGATAGTCTCTTCCCTGCAGGCATATTCTAAGTTTGCCTCTAAACTAGAATTGTCCAAATAGTCAACAATAAAGTCGTATTGATGATATTCTGGCTGTGTGAATTGGCAGTAGGTGTTTTTGCTAAGATGAATCTGAACTAAGATATCTTTATTGGCCAAGTAATTGACGGGCTTCTTTGCTGTTGGTATTAGTGTTTGTTGTGTGCTCATAAGTAGTAGTTAATCAGAGTACCAGTATAACAAAAAGTATTCAATATGTCAAGCGGTTAGTAGTACTTTTTTGTGATTTATTTAGTTGATTGATCCAATCTCATTGTTACTGGTATAGATGTCTGATAGACTAATAACGATGAACTATTCGCCATCCCATATGTGAATTTCTATGTCCTTTAACCAACAAAGACATCTTAGATGAATGTAAATTATCATACTTCATCTTCATATAAAACTGCGTCACGTTGGATTCTAATCTACCATCAATATGGGCAAAATTGTAAGTCAGTTCTGAATAGCGAGGATTATCTTTCCCCTTGTTGGCACCGAGTAAATTATGAGTGCCATTCTTAACTCTGTCAGTCTGAATCGATGTACCATCTTGTCTTTTTAAAAATTATGAGTACCATTCTTTACTCTATCACCGGCAACCGATGAACCATCTGAACGTTTGAGCCAAGCATTGGTACCATCTATCACTGAATCAGACGCGCGGGATGTCCCATCGGCCCTCTTTTGCCAATGATGTTTACCTTCCGAAACTATTTTCACCATGCGTCGATCACACTGTTCACTGGTCCAGCCTGGGCCACCACCAGTCTCTGGGATTAAATTTGCCCATATTTTATTACCATAATCATCGGCAGCAGTTACTACACGAAATAATGTACTATAATATCTTCCCTGAGCATTCAACTCGCTTTTGGTAGTGGTTTTAAACAGTATCTCGGTATGGATATCTTCACCGAATTCCTTCAAATGCTTTGACCAGTCTACTCCAGAACCAGGGTATGTGTAGGGATTTTTTTGTCTAGTCTGACACAGATATTTTAGACCTGTTTTACGGTGGGTCTTCACCATTAAATAATAAATAGTCATGCTGACTTGCTCCTTCTTAGCAGTTAGAGAGGGTAGAGACGGCAATCTCGTGACCTTCATCTTTATTTATCCAAACCTACTTGCGTTTTGTTTTTTGTGGTGTAGAATCAGTTATGTAAACTTTTATCCACCAATACAATGTCAAATCTATTTCAAAAAGCCGCATTCTTTACTGATCTTCACTTCGGTGCAAAAGGCAACAGCGAACAACACAACGAAGATTGTTCAAATTTCATCGACTGGTTCATTGCTACCGCCAAGAAGGAAGATTGTGAAACATGCTTCTTCTTAGGTGACTACAACCATCACCGGGCATCTATTAATATCCAAACTCTACAGTATTCACTAAGAGGTTTGGAAAAACTCAGTGCAAATTTTAAAGATGTGTATTTCGTGGTAGGTAATCATGACATGTTCCATAGAAATAAACGAGATATTCATTCGGTAGAGTGGGCGAAGCACTTACCGAATGTTCATTTAATCGACAAAATCACGACTAAGGGTAACATGACCATATGTCCGTTTTTGGTCGGCGATGAGTACAAGGCAATAAAGGACATCAAATCGAAATATTTGGCCGGCCACTTTGAGCTGCCACACTTTATCTTAAATGCAATGATTGAGATGCCTGATCATGGTGAATTACAGACCGAACATCTAACACAATTCAAGCGAGTGTTTACCGGTCACTTCCACAAACGCCAACACAAGGGCAACGTATCGTATATCGGTAACGCATTCGCGCATAACTACAGTGATGCTGGTGATGACGAACGCGGTATGATGACATTAGAATGGGATTGCGAACCAGTTTACCATAACTGGGAAGATGGTCCAAAATATCGAATTCACAATTTGAGTGAATTAATTGAAGACCCAGATAAACTTTTGGTTCGGAACAGTTATGTCAAAGTAAATCTTGATATCGACTTGAGCTACGAAGAGAGTGCCTTCCTTAAAGAGACACTTGTCCAACAATATAGCTTGCGAGAGATGTCGTTGATTGCCCAGAAGTCTGATATTGAAACTGACAACACCGATTACTCCAATACCGAATTCGAAAGTGTTGACCATATCATTCAAACACAAATTGAAGAATTGGAAGAAGGCACCGCCTTTGACAAAAAACTATTACTAGATATTTACCGTAACCTGTGAGATTCAAATGATTAAGATTAATAACATCAAAGCAAAAAACTTCCTGAGTTTTGGCGCAGTAGAGCAGACTCTTGAATTGGACAACGAACAACTCACACTTATCTTAGGCGAGAACATCGACTTAGGCGGCGCTGCTGAAGGCGCTAAGAACGGTTGTGGTAAATCATCACTATTTCAAATGATTAGCTATGCGCTGTTTGGCACTGCCATCAACAGTATTAAACGTGATAATTTAATTAATAGAACTAACGAGAAGAACATGTCGGTAACTATCGATTTCTCTGTTGGTGCTATCGACTATAAGATTACACGTGCGCGGAAGCCCAACTCTTTAAAGTTTTTCATCGACAACAAAGAACAAGAAGTTACCGATGACGCACAAGGTGATAGCCGTGAGACTCAAGAAGCGATTGAACGTGTACTTGGAATGTCAAACACCATGTTTAATCACATTGTTTGTTTAAACAGCTACACAACTCCATTCCTGTCACTCAAAGTAAGTGAGCAGCGTGAAGTAATCGAACAGTTGTTGGGAATTACCCTCCTGTCTGAGAAGGCAACAGCAGTCAAAGAATTGATTAAGGCAACTAAAGGCTCTATCACAGCTGAAGAATTCAGAATTCGTGGCGTAGAAGATGCCAATAAGCGTATCACTGAACAAATCGAGTCGTTAAAGCGCCGACAGGTGTTGTGGCAAAAGAAGTATGACAGTGACTTGGCGTTTTTGATTGGCAAGTATGACAACTTAAATACTATCGACATTGATGCTGAATTGCTGGCACACAAGGATTTAGCAATTTACAACGAACAGCGCAAACAAGCTGACGTATATCAATCAGTGGTTGATCGTCAGGCTGCATGGGCTAAAAAACACGCAGCTGAAGTTGCGGCGCTAGAGGCAGCGATCAAAGCTAATGGTGACTTCGACTACGAAGCTGAAGCGGCGGCGCATGTGGCATTAGCTGCATGGTTGGAGCAGAGTGCTAAAGTAACTGAGTTGAAGCGTTGGATCTCTGCGTGTGAAGTAGCAGAAGCACGTGAACAAAAAGTTATCGATGCCCTCAAATCTGAGATTGCTGATTTAGAAGCGCATAAGTGTTACGCATGTGGTCAAGAATTCCACGATGAGAAGCATGGCGCAGTATTGGAACAAAAACGCACTGCGTTACAGGAGGCAGCTCTCCAAGCGTTGTCAACTAATACACAGTATCTAGAGCACACTACCGCGCTTCAAGCGCTCCTGCCGCTTCCTGAGCGCCCCACGACCCATTATAAAACTGAAGCCGAAGCTGTACGTGCCATGACCGAAGACGCAAACATGTGTCGCGCTGTAGCCGACAAGTTGGGAGAAACTGATCCATACGCTGCTCAACTAGCAGAATTGACACCGATTACCCTTGGTGTTCCGCCAACTACCATTTATCGCACTGAGAACGAAGCTGTCTCCCATAAAGCAAACGTAGCGCACTTAGAAGCACAGATTCTTGAGAAACACGCCGAGTTGGACCCATACAGTGAACAAATCACGGAGATGCAACGTGACGCACTACAAGAAGTCGATTACACAATCATCGATGAGTTGAATCGCGTACTCAAACATCAAGATTACCTGTTGGACCTATTGACCAACAAAAAGTCATTTGTGCGTAAGCGAATCATCGAGCAAAACTTAGGTTACTTGAACACACGCTTGAGCTACTATCTAGATAAGTTGGGATTGCCACACCGCGTGACATTCTTGAACGATTTAAGTGTTGAGATTACAGACTTTGGTCGTGATACTGACTTTGACTCATTCAGTCGCGGTGAACGCAATCGTGTTATCTTAGGTCTGTCATTCGCATTCAGAGATGTATGGGAAAACTTGTACCAACCGGTTAACTTGTTGATGATTGATGAACTGATCGACTCGGGTATGGATGCAGCTGGCGTTGATAGCGCACTGGCAATTCTTAAAGACTTCTCGCGCACTCGTAACAAGAGTGTATGGTTAGTGTCCCATAAGGAAGAACTGGTAAGTCGAATCGACAACATCTTAACAGTAGTTAAAGAGAATGGCTTCTCATCATTCAGACACGCAGAAGAAGAATGATGTGCGCTTGCCATAATAAATAAAACATGGCAAGCAAATCAAAACAAAAGGGGAGTTCATTTGAAAGAGATATTGCAAAATATCTCTCTGAACTCTATAACGAATCATTCCTGCGGAATATCACCGGGAGTGGGGCGTATATTGGTGGACGCAATGTTCATCGTAAAGGCACAATGAGTGCTGGTCAGATTCAAAGCACAAAAGGCGACATCACTGCGCCAGATGATTGGACACACTTCAACGCAGAAGCTAAGAACTACGCTGATATAGACTTTCACAATCTATATACTGGTAGCAAACAATTAGATGGTTGGCTCGATCAGCTGATGACTGTAGCTGATGATGGCGACTTTAATATCTTAATGTTTAAGATTACTCGCAAGGGCAAGTATGTCGCTGTTCAAGAACATGAGGAGTTGTCTCTTGGTAATCACACAGTGTACACAAATAAACATGGACGCTGGGTGATTACCGACTTTGATGACTTCTTTGCGCGGAACAAAGAACTGATTAAAAAGTTAAGTACTTAATCAGATTCAACAATCTCAATCTCGAATCCAGTAGCAGCTTTGATATACGCGCTTGCTGCTACAGTATCAACCACATCTTCACATGACCAACCGTCATGCTCTAAGAAGTGACCATTATCGTAGCTGTCCAAGTAATCAGAGACCGCGTTCAGCACCGTGCGCTCGATATCAAAGTAAACGCCCCACTTCTGTCTGCTACTGATTGGTAATACCCGCTCAATACCATTCTTATCTTCAATAGTGCGTTTACCAATAGTCGGTCTGATTGCTTCCCAACAGTCTTTAATCTCTTCGCGCACACCTTTGACAAAGAAGTGCTCTCTGAACTCAGTGACCGCTTTGACACTTCCCAGTAGATTGAAGATAGCAAATCGCTCATTAGTACCACACCGTGCGCCACAAAAGAGAGCCAAGATTGCTCGTTTGACTGACTCTTCATCAACTCCCAAATCAATAGCCATTGATTCACGCACCGCGTCACGACACTCGATATAACCATAGATGTACTCGGGATACGTTTCCATTCCTAAATTCTTAGCGTGACCTGCAATCAATGTCGGTGCACAGCAAACAATGTCATAGTGGTACTTCAAACCAGCATCTTCGAGTAGTTTAGTCTTGTACTCGCGCTTGATGTTCTGGATAGGGTGCCAGAGACGGCTGGACTTGTCATTGTAGATAAAGTTCAATGACGTGAGTTCTTCACCGTGTGTCGCGTGGTAGGCTTCTGAGACAGTCTCATGCGATAGTTTATGTTCATATTCGAGCGCCTGTTCAGAAGTAGTATCGATCCATACTTTACCTTCAAGATGGTCGTGGTATGTATAGTCGTTGTTCGGTGTATTGATCTGATAACGGAGGAAGTCTAAACCAGGTTTGTTTAGTTTGTATCGCTTTACAACACCATCGTGCATTGAATATGGTTCAGCCGATCCAATCAACAGTAACCAACGAAGATAGCGACCCAAGTCACTATTGTGTAACCCAAGGTGCTTGTCTAACATAGTTCGGCTACATGGTACCCACTTTGCTTCACGCAGCATGGCTTTGGCGAAACCATGAGCGCGGCGGATTCTGGCAACTACTCGTTTGTCTTTGAAATTTGGAATATATTGTTTTTTTGTCATTTAAATTGTTAAATCGGAGTTATAGTCTCGCTATTTTAAACTAAAAATATCAAAAAAATCAAGCATTTTGGATCAACCGAAAAGTCACAAAGTTATACACAGAAATCGTCGGAAGTATCGCACTATAAGTACACGGTTTTTGACGAATTATTCACATTTTTGCGTAAAGTAATCTACTATATTGCGAAATCATTCTCGGAAGTATAGCACTATGGTGTGTATATGGTGTGTATTAAGGTGAACTCATATATCTTGCTGATTTACTAGTTATAAAATGGATAAATTGACTGCTATGGAACTGAAAAAGAAGTAATTTACGAGTATGCGTAGGCGATAGCCGGAGCAAACGAAGTAAATTGTGTGTACTCGTCGAAGACGGGTACCACACGTAATGGACACTGAATGACACACGTGCGTAGCACCAAGAGCGGATGAAGAATCTATAAAATACACACGTGCGTAGCACCATGTACTCCATGTATAGACCAACAAAAAGCACCCGAAGGTGCTCTTGTAGTTCTGAGTTAAATCAGAAGAATGGCAAGCCCGACTTCTTAGTAGTCTCTAAGTTGTCATCGATAAGGGCGTTGATGTTATCAATCTCACTTGAACTCATGTTCAGTGCATCCGTGTAACTTAAACCACCACGCATGTACCAACTTATCTTTGCTGCGTTAGCTCTTACTATGCCTTGCTGAGCGACATGCCATTCAAGAAACTTCTCTATCTCTTCATCGCTCATATAGAGAAGTCTTAGGCGAAAAAACTTGTGAAGTTCAGGATCAGTTGTTGCTCATACTCATGGTGACAGTGGATACATTCAATCTTAATAGGAGGTGTGTCGTTAGCTGTTTTGAGCTTGGCACTGAACTCTTTAATCTTGGTGTTCGTCTTTGTGTCACATTCGGCTAAGAACTCGCGGATGAATACTGGATCAGTGACGACTGTTTCTGGTGTAGCGATACTCTCAATGGTCTCGGCTATAACGTCTAGGAGCATCGAATTGAGTTGGGACACACATTCCTTCATAAGTTGCTGTTTATCGTCTCCTTCGGGCGCACCATCAACTTGGGCTAGCATTCGTTGAACTTCGAACTGCTTCATTGCGTTAGCGTTGCTTTGGGCAAACGTGAGTGGACGGAATTGGAATACTAATTCATCAAGATTGAGTGGTGTAGTGTAGTCTACGTCACGCTTGGTAACCAGTAGACGCATAAGGTCGATGTCATACGTAGCATCTTCTTTACAAGATGGGCATGTTGATGCAATTTCAATCTTACCATCTACGGAAGCTGCTCTGATCGCAATAATGATAGCTTCTAAGTCGATATCATTGAGCTTCCACGGGTCTTTGATAGCTGGGATACAGCTTTTGATTACGTCTACTACGGCGGCGCCGTTAAATAGGGCGTCTGGTGTTCTGATAGTCAATTCGTCTATTGAAGTCATTGGATAGACTGGTAGTTCACCGTTTGGTGGTGTATCTACTACGCCGTCAGCATAGTACTTCGAACCTGATGGTAGCTTGAAGTAGATAGCAGGGCGTCTGAAATACGCTTTAAGTGGGTTATTGTCGTTACTCATGTTGAGGATCTCCTTGTTGAGTTTTGGGTGACTAAATATAGTGTCACATGTGCATATTTAGCACGGCGGAGGACCGATGGACAACATTAGCGAAGCAGAGTTTAGACAATTAGTTGAACAGTTCAAGATATTTAACGATACCATGAGATCTGGTGGCGCGTTCAATTCTGGGACAGAGAAGGTTGTCGCTGCTCTTGGAGTTCTGGGCACTAAACTGGACAAATCGGAACGGAGTGCCAAGAAACAAGACAAATCGCTGGACGACTTTAACGCTGCGATTGAAAAGTCGATGAAGCGCCAGGAGGAGAGCACCAAGTCCACCAAGGCAGCTACTGATGCGACTGAAGCTGATACAAAGTCTACCAAGGCCCATACAACGGCCATGGACGAATACCAGAAGCGTGAGCAGGCGTATCACGACTTACGCAAGAAGATTACTGGGCAGGACGAGGAATACTACAAAGCCAATAAAGAGCGCTTAGAAAACACTCGCAACCTATCAAAAGCGATGCGTGATCATCAGGCGGCTTCTAAGTCTAGTAGCGCTGAGTGGTTTGATTCGATGAAGCAGCTGAGTGGCAACGGGTCGTTCCTAAAGGACAAACTCTACGACTTAGCTGGTAACTCAAACGCAGCGCAGTTAACGCTACGTGGTCTCGGCGCTGCGGCTGAGGGTGTTACAAAGTCTCTGACTCAATACAGCGCTGCCATCTACAAAGGTGAACGCGGTGCTGTAGCATCAGCGAACGCGATTGAATCCCTGGCTAAGCCGGTGTTGGAATTTGGCGACATGATCGGTAACATCATCACGTTTGCGTCGATGTTTGTTCCAGGAGGCATCTTAGTCAAAGCTGGTGTCGCATTAGCTGGTATGCTTATCAAAGGCGCTAGTGCTGCTGGTGAACTGGCGCTGAAGTTTAACAAACTTGCGGCTGAACAATCTGATAAACTATTTAAAACATTCAATGACTTGAGTAAGGCTGGTGTATCTGGTGTTCGTGGTATGACCGACGTGTTCGAGGGTGTGCAAACTCTCGGCATGACAATGGATCAGATCGATGAGTATAACAAGTTACTATCGACAAACGCCAAGACGTTGAAGATGTTTGGTGCGACTGCCGCTCAAGGTAGTAAGGCATTTGCTGAAGTTGCTGGTGGATTATACAAGAGTGATGTTGGTAGAAGTCTTGAGATGCTTGGTGTTACGGCTGAAGAGCAACGTGACAGTGCACTTGAGTACATGAGTCTACAAGCGCGTACAGGTCAGCTTCAATTAAACAACACAAAGAAGCTCATGGAAGGCAGCGCTGAGTTCGTCAAAGAATTAGACTTAGCTGCTCAGATGACTGGCACAACTCGCAAAGAGCAAATGGAAGCTCGTGAGATAGCTATGGCAGATGATCGTCATCGCGCCGCGCTCATTGAAGCTCGTAACAACAACGATGAAAAAGAAATTAAGCGTCTAGAGAAGGCACAAAAGTTAGCTGGTATGTTGAAGGCATCTGGCGACGAAGAAGGCGCAGCTGGTGTTCTTCAATACGCTGCGGGTGGCGCATATACAAAACAATCACAAGCGGCGATGCGCCAGTATGACCTCGACAACACGCTCAGTAAAGAATCAATGGGTGAGATGTTCGATGCTGCTGCGAATGCAACACGTGATAATCAAAAAACATTTGCGGGTCTAAACAAGTATATTGGTAAGATCGACTCGATGCAAACTAGCATTGCTAAAGCAGATGACTTCCAACTAAGACAAAAGGCATTAGCAGAAGGCGCCTCTAAAGCTGGCTTTACTGGTAAAAACGCAATAGAAGACTTCCTAAAGACCGAGCAAGGTCAGAAGATGTACAGTGGTGACAAAGACACTGGTTTGATGGTAGATGCCAATCGCGCACAGCAGGCAGCAGGTCAAAAGATGGACGCTGTTGTAAAGACATTCAACGGCGCTGCGCAACTACACGAGAAGGCGGCAAAAGCATTTACTAACGCTGTTGATACATTCTCTAAAGTTGTTGGTGCAAAAGGCGTTACTGGCGGTGATATTAAAGTTGATGGTGTAAACAACGAATCAACTAAGTCAGCTGATGATATGTCATCTATGGCCGAATTGAGTCCTGAAGATCGTCAATCTGCATACGCGCAACGCAGAAAAGAATTAGAGAATGCGCCGTTAATGGCCAGATGGTATGGTATAGGCGCTGACAAATATCTAAAAGAGAAAAACGAAAAAGAAAAAGCTGCGTCTAAAGAAGCGGCATTGACCAATGTATCTTCCTCATGGAACGAAGAAGCGTTTAAAAAGAAAGATGCAACGCAACACGCGGCGTACACCGCTAGAAAAGAAGCGCTAATCAAAGAGTCGCATGCCAAAATCAATGATGATAAATCTCTAAGCAAAGAACAAAAAGAAATTAAACTGAAGTCGGCATCGGCAAGCGCGACTAAAGCTGCTCAACAAGAGTTCGCATCTGTTGCTATCGAAGCTGGTGCTGCATCAGCTATCAGTAGTAAGACTGCTGACAGAGAAGTAATCACTCCAGAAAAAGTTTTGGACTTTGGTGACAAGAGCGGTGATAGAGAACACTTTGCTAAACTGGATCTAGGATTGCGTGAGCGCGTGCTAGTAGCAGCAAATGATTACTTTAAAAAGACCAATAAGAAATTAAAAGTCAATAGCGCGGTGCGTGATTCTGAAGACCAACAGCGTCTGTGGGATGAAACTGTTAAAGCTGGCCGTGAGGGCATAGGTCCAACTGGTATGTTGGTGGCTAAGCCAGGGACCAGTAAACATGAATTGGGTAACGCAGTAGACATTCAGCAAGGCAAGGGCGATAGTGATGCGTTGACTGCTCTTAAAGCAGCTGGTCTCAAGCAGCCATTCCCTGACAAAGACCCAGTTCACTTTGAACAAGCGCGTACTGGCGGTATCTTCAAAGGTCCTTCTTCTGGCTATCTGGTAGAGATGCACGGTGAAGAAGAGGTTAAACCAGTTAACAGCACTGAAGTAACTAAGTCGCCACTAGGAACTGCCAGCAACGACAATGACAAATCATACGATGCGATGATGACTATGTTTGGTCAGATGATATCTAGATTGGATGAAGTAATCAATCTACTTGATGACGGCAACAACTACAACAAAAAACTAGTCAACGCCCTCTCCTAATAAATAAGACAACCATGACACTCAAAAAAAGATTCACCAACCACACTGGCAACATGAGCCCAATCTCAGGTGCAGCTGCGCCAGGGAATTGGAACAATCAATCGTCAGGCACCCCACCATCAAACACAAACGACTTTGCATTCCGCAATTACCAGTCTCGTCTACCTGAAATTTATGCGGGCCATCCTAACCGTGTCGAAAGATACAATGCCTACGAGATGATGGACGCTGACCCAGAAGTCAATGCGTGTCTGGATATCTTATCAGAATTCAGTACTCAAGAAAACGAATACAACGGCACACCATTCGACATTAAGTTTAATGGTAACCCAACACAAACTGAAGTTGAGTTAGTTGGCAAACAATTGTACCAGTGGTGCAAGTTAAATGAATTCGACACTCGCGCCTTCAAATTGTTCCGTAACACAATGAAGTACGGCGATCAAGTATTCATTCGTGACCCAGAAACATTCAAGCTCTACTGGGTGGACATGGTAAAAGTTGTTAAAGTAATTGTGAACGAGAGCGAAGGTAAAGAGCCTGAGCAATACGTAGTTCGTGACCTTAACTTCAATCTGCAAAACTTAACTGTAGCAACAAAAACAACTTCCGACTTCTCTCAAGGTAGTACCGGCTTAGGCGGAGTTGGCGGCGGCGGTTCACCTCAAGGTTATCAAGCTCCATCGTCATCAAGTACATCTGGCTCACGCTTTGCATCTAACATCAATGAAGCTGCTATCGATGCGCGTCACGTAGTTCACTTGTCATTAACAGAAGGTCTTGATCAACACTGGCCGTTTGGACAATCTATATTAGAAAACATCTTCAAAGTATTCAAACAAAAAGAACTACTAGAAGACGCGGTGCTCATTTATCGTATCGCTCGTGCCCCAGAACGCAGAGTGTTTAAGATTGACGTTGGTAATATGCCAAGCCATATGGCAATGAGTTTTGTAAACAGAATCAAAGATGAGATTCATCAACGCAGAATTCCAACAACATCTGGCGGTGGCAGTAATATCGACGCCACTTATTCGCCAATGTCAACAAACGAAGACTTCTTCTTCCCTGTTAACAGCGATGGCCGTGGCTCTTCTGTGGAAGTATTACCAGGCGGTCAAAATATAAACGAAATCAGTGATCTTCGTTGGTTCAACAACCGTCTAGCTCGTGGTCTCAGAATCCCTAGTTCTTATTTACCAACTGGCCCAGATGATCAACCAACACCAATGAGCGATGGTCGTGTTGGCACTGCCATGATTCAAGAATTCCGCTTCAATCAATACTGTGAGCGCCTGCAAAAATATATCTCTCGTAAACTAAATGAAGAATTCAAATTGTTTATGCGATGGAGAGGCTTCAACATTGATGCATCTATCTTTGACATCAAGTTTAATCCACCACAAAACTTTGCCAGCTACCGTCAAGCTGAGATCGACACCGCGCGTGTTGGTACATTCACCACACTAGCGGCTCTGCCTTATATGTCTACTCGCTTTTGTATGGAACGCTTCCTAGGTCTGTCACAAGAAGAGATCAAAGAGAATCAGAAGTTGTGGGAAGAAGAGCGAATTGAGCCAACAGAAGAAAAGCCAAAAGGCAGTGACCTTCGTGGCATCGGATTGTCTTCAGCTGATGTTGAAGGTGATCTTGAGATGGGCGACGAAATGGAAGCCAATGGTGATCTCAACGGACAACCTGGTACCGAGCCTGGTGCTCAACCTGATGCTCCTGGCATGATGCCTCCAGTTCAGAACATGGCTGGGCAACCGCCAGCTCCAGGCGGACTATAAGCGATAAATAAAAGATGTTAATAAGAGAATTTACTGAACCAAAAGACAATTCATACCACGACACCGAGGAAGACAACTCTCGTCCTAAGTGGGGCGAAGTTCGTAAGTCAAAATTGACTCTGAGCATGATTAATAAACTTCGCAAAATGAAGGAAGTGGAATCTTTTGAACGAGCAATTGAGCGTGAAAAACTCAGAAAACAATATCAACCACCGGCAGAACCAGCCGTCCCAGGACTATAACACCACAAAATGCTAAAAAATCGACTATTTTGAGTCGAATTTATCATTACGCTATAAATAAAATAACACAGTCATTAACCTATAGGAGACTTAAATGAGTGCAGCAAAATTTGACCGTTTGATCGATCTGATCGTAAACGAAGACCACGCAACAGCAGACCAGTTGTTCCACGATATCATTGTTGAGAAATCACGTGAAATCTATGAATCTATCATCGGTGAAGACGCCGTTGGTAACCTATTCGACGAGATCGATACCATCAGTAGCGAAGAAGAATCTGGCATGACAGAAGAATTCGAAGAAGAAGGCGAAGACTTTGGCGGCGAAGAAGAATTCGGTGCTGAAGACGAAGAAGGCGTAGAAGGATTCGGCGACGAAGACCTAGATGCAGTTGACGCTGGTGAAGGTATGGATGAAGAAGACCTAGAAGACCGCGTTGTCGATCTAGAAGACAAGCTAGAACAATTAATGGCTGAATTCGAATCTGAAATGTCAACTAACGCTGACAGTGAAGAAGAATTCGGTGGCGACGACGAAGCTGACTTTGGTGGTGAAGAAGACCTAGGCGACGAATTCGGCGACGAAGAAGGTGAAGAAGACCTAGGCGACGAGATGATGGAATCTGTTCAGCTAAAGCAAGTCGGTGGTAAGACATACGACAAGTTTGGCAAGATGGGTGACAACGGCGATCAAACAAAGAGTCCAACCCTACAAAACCCTAAGCGTCTAGAAACAGGCGGCAAGCCAGTACAATTCGATGGCGCAGAAAGTGTTCCTACAAGTGCTAAGAAGCCAAGTAACTATGCTACTAAAGGCCAAGGCGAAGAAGACTTCGGTAACATCAACAAAGTTGGTGGCAATGCCGGCAAGACTGCTTTCAAAACAAAAGCACCAGCACCGAAGAACGAAGATCCAGGCAAGTCAAAGAGTCCAGTAGCTGAGTCTCGCAAGACAGTTAAGCGCCGTATCTAATTGGACAGCCCTAGAATGAATAAGCGTCTACTCCAAGAATACCTAGCACCATCCATGAGTCGGATGGTGACTGAATCAGAATCAAATTCTGATGGGGGTAAAAACTTCTATATGAGGGGCATCTTTATCGAGGGCGGTGTTCGCAATGCTAATGAGCGTGTCTATCCAGTGGATGAAATTGAACGAGCAGTTAATACAATCAGAGAGCAAATTAAAAACGGCAACTCTGTGCTCGGCGAAATTGATCACCCCGAAGACCTAAAGATTAATTTAGATCGCGTTAGTCATGTAATTACCGATATGTGGATGGACGGCTCAACCGGTCAGGGCAAATTAAAAATCTTGCCAACACCTATGGGTGACGTTATCGCTAAGATGTTAGGCGCCGGTGTAAAGCTAGGTGTATCTAGTCGTGGTAGTGGCAATGTTGATGAGATGTCTGGCAAAGTCAGTGACTTCGAGATTGTGACGGTAGACATCGTTGCGCAGCCAAGCGCACCAAATGCCTATCCTAAGGCGATCTACGAGGGCTTGATCAATATGCCGCACGGCCATAACCTAATCGAAGCACTCAAAGGCGACCGCAAATCACCAGCAGTTCAAAAATATTTAAAAGATGAAGTAACTCGTTTGATTCAGGAGCTCAGAATCAAATGAACTCGACCAAATTGGTGGACAAGAACTTGTCCGTAATACTCGGCGCATCGGAGTCAAACGAGCAATTAAATAAAGGGGAAATCTAATGAGTGATAAATTCATTAAGACGTTGCTTGAAAGTGGTATCGTTAATACCGAGACTGCACAAGCCATCAATGAAGCCTGGGAAACCAAGCTAAACGAAGCCCGAGAAAGCGTCCGCGCTGAATTACGTGAAGAATTCTCACGTAAATACGATCACGATAAAAACGTAATCGTGGAAGCGTTGGATAAAATGGTTACTGAAGGTCTCGCAGAAGAACTCGCTGAGTTCCAAAGTGAGCGCGTAGCAATGAGTGAAGATCGTGTTCAAGCAAAGCAAAAACTTCGTGAGAGTGCAGCAAAATTCAATGACTTCATGGTTAGTAAATTATCCGAAGAAATCAAAGAACTGCGCAAAGAACGCCAAATTCAAAATGAATCCCGTGACAAGCTAGAACAATTCGTTGTACAAGCATTAGCACGTGAAATCAAAGAGTTTGAAACTGATAAACGCGCAGTTGTAGAAGCAAAAGTAAAATTAGTTGCTGAAGGTAAAGCTCAACTCGAAAAGTTAAAGCAAAACTTCATCACTGAGAGTGCTAAGCGTATCAACACTATCGTAACTAAACAACTCAAGGGTGAAATCGTAGCTCTCAAAGAAGACATTCAATCAAGTCGTCAAAACGCATTTGGTGCCCGTCTATTTGAAGCATTTGCAGCAGAGTTCAGTGCAACCCACTTGAACGAAAAAGCAGAAACTCGCAAATTAATGGCTCAACTAGCAGCCAAAGAAGTGCAGTTAGCCGAATCCAAGAAACAAATCAGTCAAGCTCGAACCTTGGTTGAAAGTAAAGAACGTGAAGTTCGCATCATTAAAGAATCTAATCTCCGTGAGAAGACCCTATCTGAATTGCTAGGTACCCTCAACGAAGAGAAGGCAACTGTAATGAAGGACTTACTAGAGAGCGTCCAGACACCAAAGCTAAAGGGCGCTTTTGATAAATATCTACCAGCAGTGTTGAATCAAGCTCAAGTAACGCCAGCAAAAAAAGCTGTAATTACTGAGAGTGTTGCAATCACTGGGGATAAATCTGCCACTAAGACTGAAGTTGATACCGAAGAACGTGATAACGTTATCGATATCAAACGTCTGGCAGGGCTTTAAATCGACATACTACTATAGGAGAAACACATGTCAAAAGTACTATTAGAGAGCCGTTGGGGTGAAACCAAAGAAGCCCTCCTAGAAGGTCTCAAGGGCACCAAGC